CTCCACCGCCTCCATCTGATGATGATCCTCCTCCGCCTGACATATTTCTCCTTAGTGTATAAAAAGTATAACGATAATTACTGCAACAATAATCACAGCTTTTTTGTGTTCTGTCCAGAAATGTTCAATTTTATCTATAAATTCATTCATTGTATTCATCCTTATAATAATCCTCCTAGTAAACCACCAAGACCACCTAACATAGCTCCGCCCATAGCTCCTGCTCCGCCTGGATTAATCATGTTTCCAAATGAAGCTCCCATCATAGCACCACCTGCGGCAGTACCTAAAGGATTAGCTCTTGGGTTTTGAGTAGTATTTTGTTGTGTTGGTAGCCCATAAGCGATTGGTGCTACAGTATTGTAGTATTGTTGTAATGCCATTTGTGGTGCTAGTTGTTGTTGTGCTTGTATATCTTCTAAAGCTCCACCGACAGCGGTTAGACTTGGTACTTGTTGTGCTGTTTGTAATTGTCTTTGACGTTCTGCATTGTAAGTTTGAAACGCATAAGGCATTGCTTTTTGAGCAACTTGATCTACAACAGCAGATTGTGATAATGGACTTCCAGGTGTTCTACCTGCTCCACTAAATTGTCCAGCAACATTTGAATAAACATCTGTGGCAGCATTAGCAATCATAGGAGATAAAAAGGGATTACTATAGTTACCTTGAATTGTATTCATAAGTTGAGTATTGGCAGCACCAGCCATTGCTTCTTGTGCAGCTAAACCTTGTAAAGTTTGTGTATTAGGTGCTACATAACCTGCAGCACTTGGTCCTTGTCCGTATATAGTACCAGCTTCGGATAGAATTTGATTCAATCCTGGTTCTGCTGGTGCATATGGTTGTGCGGCTTGTACACTAGTACTTGTACCACCACTGCTTCCTCCTCCAAATGACATATTATTTGTTCTCCTTTTTTTTTTCTAATAAGACATGACTTTCAGTATAACCAAAGGGTTTAAGAATTTTCTTCCACCCTGGTCTTGCAACTAATTCTAGTAAGTCACAATTTTGCTGCCAAGCAAAGTCTTCAATGTGTTTAATTAAATGTTGCCATTTTTCTCGATGTTTGCCTGTCATAATTTTGATATTTAAACATCGTTGTAATGGTCTTTGTATTACTTCGGTAACTACCACTCCGTAATACTTAGAGTTATTTTCTATAGCTTCATGATCCCAAAGAATCCAAAGTTGCATTTTTTCTTCTTTTATCCATGTTTTAATATGATCTGATAAAGCGTAATTATTTGATCTTGTTAAAGCATTTGCAATATCTCCTATAACTACTCCCCAAATTGCATCTACATTAGATGTAGGTATATTATATAATTTAATCACGTTATTACAAGATAACTTATACCAAAATGTATTGAGTCTGACGAGGATATTGTTGCTTTAAGAACATCAGAAGATTCTAAAACTAATGATACTTTTATTATTTCTACTGCTGTATTAGCAGCAAGTGTTTGTGTTTTAAGTATAGTATATTCTGCACTAGCAGAACTATCTGATAAATCTAAAGATATTGTTGGTGTATTACTTGTATTATTGGTAACTCTAATAGATCTAATAATAATAGTTTCATCAGAAGCTGCAGTTAATAAAGCAGTTTCTGCACTTGTAGCTAATGCTACACCTTTAAATTTATAATTATTAGCCATATTTATTGTTTGTTTATTAAAAATTATTTCTTAAACCAAGATGGAAGTCCTAAATGTATTCTTTTATCAAACATATTTTCTTTAGCACCTAGAGTCTTGCTATTATTATAGTGCAAAAATGCTTGTACGCATTTTTTGCCTTTAAATTTATTTCTCCAATGTTCTACTTCACAACCTTTATAAACCAACATATCTCCTGCATTTAATTTAACTTTAATACCTTTTTTACCTTCTTTGCCTGATGGCTCTAAATATATATCCCAAGTATCTCCACCTAAATTCATTGTGGTAGATATTTCACAGCTAAATCTATCCTTGTGTCTTTTTAAAACATCACCCTTTTTATATATTCTTGCATACGTATAAGCAGGATAAAGTTTAAGTTGTGTTTTTTTTTCTACAATCGGTTGACATTTTAACATTAAAGTTTCTATTACGATATTGGCATATTGAGAATAAGTATGAGGAATCTGCTCGTTTGTTTTTTCGTAATACCCAATTAATGTTTCAAACGGAGAAATATATCTTTCCTTTAAACACGTATCATAAACTTGTTTTTGTATATTAAAATAATTGTAAATAAATGTTGCTAAATCTTTTGAAATTGCTTGACGTATAATTAGATGTTTATTTTTTTTAAAAGTTTTATACATCTTTACTCATGCCTTTTGGAATTGCTTGTATGTTCCAATGTATAAATCTAAATGGCTCTAATCCATGATCTACTGAAAATTCATGTTCTAAATATCCTGGAAATATAATTAAAGTTCCTGGTGTTGGTTTAAAATGAACAAGGTCTGTTCCTGCTAAAATTCCTTGTTTTGGCTTCATCGTTAATTTAGTTGCTCTTGCTCCAGTTTTTGGATCATGGAATATTGGGTTAGATGTTTTATCACTACACTTTAAAAAATAAATTCCTGATACGTGCTGATTAAAATGTATATGTGCAGAATGATGACCACCACCTTTTTTAGAAAATTCTTGCACCCACATTTCAGAAAAAAGAGTTGTGTATAAATTCATGTCGTAACCCATTTGATCTAAAAATTCCCAAGACTTTTGACCTATGTAATTTCTAAAATCTAAAAAATCATTATCTTTTATTAAAGGTGTAGAATGATGAGATATTCCAAAGTCACCAAACTGCTTAATATAATCTTTATTTTTTTTTCTAGCTTCTTTAATATATTTATTACTAACTTTATTTAAAGATTTAACAAATTCATTTTTTTGTTCAGACCAAATAGGAGTATGAAAATAATTATTAATGAACGTAAGTGTACCACCCTGTTATTATATATTTAGTTTCTTTTGCAATATTTCCTTTATGTGTATGTGTCCAAAATGCAGGAAATAAAATTGTTTTACCTTGTTCAGCTTTTACTTTTTCTTTTTGATAAAAAAATTCTGTTTCTCCACCTTCTTTAATTGTATTTAAAAAAGTAGAAAATACTAATATTCTATTGTTATTTCCTTTATAGCCTGTTGATTCTGAGTGCCACCCAAAATAAGATTCTCCAATTTCATATTTTTGTATTTTAATTTCTTTATGTATTGTCCAGCGTTGTTGACCTTTATTTATATAAAGATATTTTTTTATATATTTTTCTAAAATTTTGTTTAATGCAGAATTATAATTAATTAAAGTACTATTTGTGCTACTTAAATAAACTTGATTCATGTGAGTAATATTATCTTTTCTTAATATTTTGTTATTATCATTTTCATAAACATCAATTAATTTTTCACATATTTTTTTATCAATATAGTCTTTATATATAAACATATTATTTAAACGAAAGACCTTGATTCCAAACCACTAAACTATATCTTACCCCTTTTGTTACTGGTTTAACTCTATGCCAAACAAATGATGGAAAAATAATAATTGATCCTTTAGGTAATATCTCTTTACATTTAACTAAATGTTTAGATTCATCTCTTTGCGGTGGATCATAATTTCTAAAATCAAACTCTAGTTCTCCCCCTTGATATTCTGATCCATCGGTCAGTTGACAAGTCATTGATAGTTTTCTTACTTTACCATTATTATCAATTTTATTTTCAATATCACAATGCCAGTCGTAATATTGATTAAGTTTATATTTAGTAAATTGGCAAGACTGAGACGAGTCCCACTGAAAATTCCAACCTGCTTTTTGATTAGCTTCAACAACAAAAGGGTGTATTTCTTTATAAATCCAAGTATCATTAAGCCACACTAAATCAGAATTACGTCTTTTTTTTAAATTTAATACGTCTTGTTTAGTTAATTTTTTATTACCATAACTACTTGTTAAAGCCATAGCATCTTTTTGTTGTAATCCATATTTAATAACATCATCACAAAATTTTGGTGTTAACGCAGATTTAAAATACCAGTAATAATTAGATAAAATCATACGTTATAGTTTGAACAAAATTTAATATATCCTGTTGCTTGTTAGTTAGATAATACATACAAGTTGATGGAAACATAATAAATTGGTTGTTCTCTAATTCAATATTCCAGCTTCTTCCTTTGCGTCTGTTATCATCATAATGTATAATGACATTACAAGCTTCAGCACTTACCCCATACAGCAAAACATAATCAGGTGAGTTTCTTAAATTTAACTGATCTATATTTAATAAAGGATAAGTAGTTTCATTAGGTTTATATATATTTCCCCATGTAGATTTGTTTATTAAATTTAAGTTATGCTTAACTTTAATAAAATCTCGAATATAAGTATTAAGCATATCCCAAGACTTTGAAAATGGAAAACCTACACTTGGGTCAATTAAATTTTTAAAGGATTGATTTAAAATTTTTGTTGCTAATATAGACCGATCAATTTCAAAACCTTTTGGCATTGAAACGTCACCTTGATATAAACTTATTTCAGATAATATTTTTTTTTTTATGGAACAAACCATATAATATTATACAATAAAATCTGTTAAATCCCAAACTAGATTATCTTCATTCCAACAATAAATCCATTCATGTGTACCAGCATCATTTTGACTTTGTTGTTCTGATGTAAAATCAGGAGCATCTCCTATCGGAGATTTCCAAGTTGCTGTATCAATATGTTTAACCCAACTATCATAAGGTTTTGGTGACCAAAAAATTTCATTTTCCGAATCCCAAGTAAAACCTATACCTGCATAGTTGCCTCTCAATTTTTTTGATTGATCCTCCGATTCTATAAGACCACCATCATCGTGATTATCTGATTGATAGTGTTTATTACCTCTAGTATTATATGAAGTTTGAATCCAAAGGTGAGACGGCCAATTATTATGTTGTTGTAAATAAGCTTGTCCAACAGATTCTGTTGCAACATTATTTTCATTCAACATATCTTTATTATCAAGTGTTAAAACTTGTAAAACTATATTGTCTTCTGATATTTTTGCAAAATGTGCCATAATTAATTCTATTGAAATTTATACCTTATTATTACAATTCCTGATCCACCTGTTCCTGCTGGGTGATGTCCTGCACCACCACCACCTGAATTAGTAGTTGCAGAATGTGCTGTTGAGGCAGTTGTTGCGTTTGGTCCATTGGATGTTCCAACATTACTACTTCCACCACCACCATCGCCACCTGAGTTTTCACCATTACCAGCACCACCACCAGCATAAAATGTTGCTGTACCTGTAATATCGTTTGGTGCTCCTGGTCCTCCATCACCATCATGAGGAGTTCCTGGTGCTGCTGTATTTTCACCTGCTCCTGCTGCTCCGCCACCACCGCCACCTTGATGATAAGCTCCTGCCTGACCTGCTCCATTACCACCATTATTACCTTGTGGTGGACTAACTGGTGGTGTGTTTCCTGCTGCACCAGTTAAACATCCTGGAGAAGTAGGGTTTCCACCACTACCACCGCCTGATCCACCTGTATTTCCTTTTCCAGTTCCTGGTCCGCCGCCGCCACCGCCGCCGCCACCTGCTGAAGTAATACTTGAAAATACTGAATTTGATCCTGAAACACCCTGATAAGGTGGACTACAATTTGCTGCTCCACCAGCACCTACTGTTATTGGATAACCTTGTACTGCGGCAGTTATAGCTGTACCTTGTAAAGGGCTTGGTCCGTGACCTGATGCTCGATAACCACCAGCTCCACCACCTCCCCCATGTGGTCTTCCACCACCAGCCGCACCACCAGCAACTACCATATAATCTATTGTACTTGATCCTGCATCATTACCAGCACAAGATACACAAAGTGTTCCTGGACTAGTAAATGTATGAACTTTAAAATCTCCATCAGTAGCTATTGAATTTCCACCAGTTGCGGCTATAAATGCCGCAGGTGGTCCACCACCAGCACCAAATCCTAAGACTTGATAACCAAAGCTTTTTGTTTGAGGTCCTTTAGATTTAAATTTAAAATTTTTCATTTAAACTCCTACGTATCGTTAAGAGCATCAGTTGTAAAAAATAGTTTGATTCCTAAAACTCTTGCATCTGCACTAAAAGTATCTCCACCAGCATCTGCATCTCTATATAATTGAAAAAATGTTTGTTGATCTACTGCTGGACTTCCAGCAATAGTTACTGCACTACTTTCAGCAGTTACTTGTTGATCTTCAACAGTACCTATACCAGCATCAGTAACAGTAATAGCTGTGCCATACACAACATCAATAGTATCACTATCTCCACAAGCAACACCTTGTAATCCAAAAATACAGTCTCCTGTATTTGTAGAGGCAGGAGTCCAAAAAACTTGATATGTAATTGTGCCTTCATTCCAAGATTTAGGAAATGCTACTGAAAATTGTGCAAACTCATCTGTACCTGCATCAAAATCTAATACTTTCATATCAGGTCTTGTTGCTGTTGTTTCTACTTGTTGAGCATCAGCACCATTAGTTGTTGCACCATACATAGCAGAAGCAGGAATCCACATAGTTTCTTTACCAGCTTGTTTTACAGTACCTATGCTTGCAACGCCAGAGCCTCTATGATTAAATTTATTTGCTATTCCACTCATAATTTTTATTATCCTTTTATTATAATGTTTGGTCTAAATAACTAACCACAACATCTACATCAGCTGAACTACCAGTTATAAAACCTAGCATATCAGTACCTTCTAAAACTATTCTACCTGTATGTTCGAAAGTTTCATTAGCTCCTAATGCTTGTGTCTTGTAAATATAATGATCTGTTCCGCCATCACCATCATCTACATACAAATCAAAAGTTTCTGCAGCACCTGCAGTCTCACAAATTGTAATTGATAAAACAGTATAAGTATGTCCACTTGCACCATCTATCAATTTTGTTTCTGAATTTGAACAGGTAGGTTTTAATGCTACTTTTAATACTTCACTTGCCATTTTTGTTTTCTCCTATTGTTATAATTAATATCATGTTTAAAATCCCATTACAAGAGATTTACCAGTAGTAGATAATTGTCCACCAGCAGCTATAGTTGTTCCTTGAATAATTATATTTCCTGAACTGTCTCCAGAAATCCAATTAACTGAACCATCTACACCATCAGCAATTAATAATTGTTTGTCTCCAGTAGCTGAACCAGCATTAAGACTACCAATAATTACATTACCATCACCGCTTGTAATATTATCTCCAGCAGCTTTTCCAATAGTAATATTACTTGCACCACCAACTATTTCTGCACCAGCAGAGTCACCTAATGCTGTATTATTAGCACCAGTTGATTTTATTAAAGCAGCATAACCTACTGCAGTTGTTGAATTAGAACCTACGTTTGCTTTTAAAGCATCCATTCCAACACCAGTATTTTGATCACCAGTAGTAGTTGCAATTCCAGCATTACTACCAATGTAAGTATTTTTAATGCCTGAATTAATAATTTTACCAGCATCTTGTCCAACTGCTGTATTGTTCTTACCTGAAGTAAGAGCTGTCATAGCATCAATTCCTACACCTGTATTATCTGTAGCACTATTTAAAGTACCAGTAGTTGCATGACCAACTAATAAACTATCAGTAAAATTTGTTCCTTCTGTTTTTGCTGTTAAAGCAAAATTAGCAGCAGATTTACCATCTAATAAATTTAACTCTGTAGCTGTAGAAGTTACTGCTACATCTTCATTTATTTTTGGTGCTGTTAATGTTTTGTTTGTTAAAGTTTGTGTTCCTGTAAGTGTTACATCTCCAATATTTTGTGGTGTAATTTTTGTAAATGAAATTGAATCAGATCCAAGAGTTGCTGAACTATTTGTAGTACAAAGCCAAATAGTATTATCATTAGCTGTACCTTGATTGATAACAACCATTTGTCCAGATATTTCATCAATACTATCATATTCTGTAGATCTACTAGCAGTACCTGAACTAACAACTGTGTATATACCATTTTGACTATCAGTAGATTGATTTTTAAGTAAGACTTCATCTCCTGTAGCAAGTGTTACTCCATCAACTGTATCTCCATTTTGAAGATCAGATGAAAGACTTAAATTTCCTGTTGAGGCTGCTTCGCAAACTATTCTTGTTCTCATTCCAGCAATAGCATTATCTACATAAGTAGTAGCTGCTTTTGCTGCTAGTTGAGTTTGAATAGCTGAAGTAACACCATCTAAATATCCTAATTCTGTATCTGTAACAGCTGATACTGCAACTTTTTGTGAACCATTAGAAATCAAAGCTCTACTTGCAGTTAAAGATTCTGTATCAATTGTTGTAGCTGATCCAGTTATAGTTGCTTGTTTAGCATCTAACTGAGTTTGTAATGCTGAACTAACACCATTTAAATAATCAAATTCTGTTGTTGAAACATTTCCACCACCAATTTTAGCAGCATTAATTCCTGTTGGTATAGAATCATTAGTATTAGTTAAAACGCCTATGTATACTGAAGTAATAGCTTCATCAGATAATGATCCACTATCCCAAGAAATATTTACTGTTGTGTTTGTAGAAAATGAAGTAGATGTTATAGTTCCATAAATAGTACCAGGTGTTGAAGCTATAACTTTAATTCTTCTTTTTGCATGATAAATAGCAGTTACATTAATACCTGCTATTGTTAAACTTGTAGAAGATGCGTAGGCAGGTGTGTAAACTCCTGCACTATCTCCATATTCAATCCATTGTGAATCATTATACCATTGTCTAATATCTGCCATAACGTCTCTAAAAGCGTTATTAATATTAGATGGTAACATTCCTTCTGCAACAGATACAGATGAAGTACCAGTTGCTGAATTGTTTCCTGCTGTTGTATCGTATTTTCCTATGTATGTTCCTGCCATATTTTCTCCTAATTAAAATCCTAAAACTAAAGATTTACCAGTACCAGATAATGAAGGTATCATTCCTGACTCTAAAGATTTTCCATTAAGGTTTAAATTACCTCCAAGAGTTGGTGAAGTATCTTCATTTATTTCATTAATTCCTGAAGCTTCTGAATCCATAAAAAAATCAAATGCTTTATTGTTTTCGGTATTATCTTTATTAACTAATGTATTAACTGCTTCTTCAATTTGTCTTTGAAAGTATTCTTGTGTTTCTAAAGAATATCTAACATTATCTATATTAACTTTATCACTCATCTTTGTCCTGCTCTTGATGCTACAAGATCTACGCCTTGTGCATGATTAAATGTTGTTCCTGAAGCTACTTTAATATTAGCTCTAACATATCTTCCAGATTCTCTTACTGGATTTATACCACTTGTAACCATAGAAGACGAGCTTGATTCAGTTTTATCATCAGCTAAACGTTCTCTTGTTTTAACTGTAACTGTAGCTGCTGCATCTACAATTGGTCTAACTCCTGTTATATTAGCTCTAAGTCCAGGAAATGGTTCTAATTCAGAAGTTTCTACTTCGCATTCATTTGAAGTTCCAGAAAAAATTGCTGCTTTATAATCTTCATTAATTCCACCTAAAAGCATTTGTCCACCAGACCAAAAATCTGTATCTAATGAAGCATGAATATTTTCTAAATTTTCAGATAATATATCCATTAACTCTACTGTATAAGCTCCAATAAATTGACTAAAAATTGAACTTGCATTTGCTTTAGCCAAAGACCATTTTTTAGTAACATAATTATAAATAATAATTCTATCGCAAATACCTGTTGTATTAGAAGTATTATTTTTAGAAGGATATAACCACATGGCTAATTGATTAAAAGGATCTACTGCTGCACATATTCTATCTGAATATGCTTTATTAAGATCTAAATCAAAAAATCTATTAACTTTTTCTGCACCTATTGGAATTACTGTGTCTCCACTTATTTCATAAAAACCATCATCAGCATAAAAGAATACTCGTCTATTATCTTGACATACTGTTCTACCAAACATTGCACCTCTATTAGGTGAAATTACTGATAGTCTAAATACTGTTGCACCACCTACATAGTCCATACGAATGATTTGATTTTGTCTAAATACATAACCAACTTCACCTGATGTTATATGAACAACTTGTCCACCAGATCCTGGTAAATCTTGTAAGTCAGATTGTTTACCTGACCATACAGTAATATCATTAATACCAGACCATTGTATTCTGTTTGTACTATTTACAATATTACCTGTAACTAAAAAATCTCTAACTACTCCTGATACTCTAAATACTGGACAAGTACCAGCAGTTTGAATTGATGTCAGAGCTGCAAAGTTAGTTGATGTTCCCATTAAATAAAATTGAACTGCATCAACACCATTACTTGCAATAACATATTCACCAAATTGTGTGAATGTCCAAAAGTCATCAGCATTACCTGTTAAGCTAGCTTTACGAGATGTAAAAGCTCCTGATGTTAATTGATAAATATTATCTGTTGTAGAAACAAAATTATAAACTGTATTTGAATTATCTCTAAATGAACCTGCTCCTGTAGAATTTTCAGAGCCAGCTGCATTAGTACTATAACTAACTAAAGATGGAAATCGTTTATATGTGTTTTGAGCATAGTATACATTAGTTGCTACATTAGCCCCTTGTTTACCATGTTCTGGTTGATCAGGTAGCCATTCTCCAAAAGGTATTTGCATTATTTTCCTACTTTTTTAACAGCTCTTTTATGAGCTTTAGTGAAACTTAAACCAGCTTTCATATCTTTAATCATCATATTCATGTGTTTTTTTGAGTGGTGAGCTGATGCTTTTTTTAATTGTTTTCTTTCTTTTTTATCAATCATTATCTGTTCCTATAAAATGATAGATCGGTTTGAACATCTGTTCTTTGTGCTACAGGTGCTCCACCATATGAATCTTGTCTGTCGTTATTTTCGCATCTTTCCATAGCTGCGATATACATTTGTAAAAAACTTTGTACTTGTTGTGGATCCATTCCACCTAAGAAATTAGCTGCATGATAAAGACTACCATACAAATAGATTCCTGGATGTTTATCTAAAATATAATTGGTAGCGTTAGAACTCCCAAGAGCTTCAATATTTTTGTAGTATGATAAATAACCAGTATAAGTAGTATCAGGAGTAGGACCAAATCTAAATTGTTCAGTTTCATTATCTGCTTCAATTGTATAAGAACGAGGTCTACCAGATCTAGAGCCTCCTCTGATTTCAAATAAGTTATGAGGTGTAATGTATTCTAATGGATATTTAACACTAGATAATAAAAGATAAAATGATCTAACAGAAATAAATCCTGTTGGTACAGTTTCTGTTTCAGAATCAATAGTAATAGTATCAATCTGTTCCATCTGTCTTATTCTTAACTTAGCATTAAAATCTGCTTCAGTTAATTTAATAAAGTCATCAGCAATCTCATCTGATAAATCACTACGATTTAACCAGTTAGCTATTGATGCTTTTAATTCTGTATATGTTGATATTGCCATTATAAAGATCCTTCTGATGTTCTAAAATATCTAAAATCACTACTATTTAATTTAACTCTCATTATCTGTTTTTGTACTTCTTTAGGTAAAGCCCACCAATTACGAGTTCCATTATATTCTTTAGTCCATATTTGTAATATAATTGGGGGTACACTAGCAACTCTTCTCATATCCTTAGATGCTGTATAACCATCGTTTAAATTATAAAGCTCTTTATT